TCTCAAGAAGATCTTAACGTTAATCATTATATTAGGAGACCAAGGTGAGTCTATTGAATACCATTGAAACAGGCATCAAAGTGCCAGCAATAAAAATAAATGTAGCAGGAACTGATGGGATAGGTAAAACCACCTTTGCATCTAATGCACCTAGGCCTGTATTTATTAAGACAGAGGAAGGAACTAACTTTTTAGATGTATCTTCCTTTCCATTGTGCAAGTCCTACGATGACATTGTTAAACAATTACAAACTCTTTATGAAGAGAAACATGATTACAAAACTGTGGTGTTTGATACCACTGACTGGGCTGAGAAACTTGTGCAACAAAAAGTTTGCGACATGCATTCAGTTAAGTCCATTGAGTCACTAGGTTTTGGTAAAGGGTACACAGAGTCCGCTGAGTTATATAGGCGGATACTTAAAATGTTTGATTTGTTACTGGAGAAAAAGATGAATGTTATCTTGCTCTCCCATGTAGCGATTAGAACTTTCAATGATCCTGAGCGTGAGCCCTATGATCGTTGGGAAATGAGTCTACACAAGAAGGTATCATCGATGATCCGGGAATGGGTAGACTTCAACCTGTTTGCTAACTACGAGGTATCAACTCGTACTAGTGGCCAGGGGTTTAATGAAAAGACCAGAGCAGTGTCATATGGCAAGCGAAAGTTATTTCATAAATTCACCGCAGCCTTCGATGCTAAAAGTCGAGTCGACTTGGGCAATGCCCCATTAGATCTTGACTTTACTGCATTCATGACTGCTTTCAAAGAATCTTTAAAATCTAAAATGAAGGAGAAGAAAAATGTCGGATGATTTATTTAATCTAAACTTAACTGATGTCGAAGATGACAGCGGTTCAATTGGGCCTATGCCTGCTGGAGACTACGAAATGGTAGGAGCATCATGGGAAAGTAAAAACAGTAAAGCCACAGGTCATAAGATGCTGAGTGTAACTTATGAAGTTGTGGGACCGAAGTATTCAGGTAGGAAAGTTTGGGAAAACTTTATGCTTGAAGGCAACGGACTAAACGTCTCTAAAGGGAAGCTTCGTAACTGGAGAAAAGCCATGAGCATGGATCCTGATATGGAAGCTTTCGGTTTGGAGGATCTTGAAAGCATGATGAGTGTCCCTTTCAATGCCAACCTTCGTATTGAAGAAGGCAGAGACAAGGGTGATGGTACGAAGTGGGAAGATAAGAATGTGATCGCTAAGTTTTTAGCTGGTGGTTCGTCTGCAACGTCTTCCCCTTCCCCAGCACCAGCACCAGCACCTAGCGGTGATGCTGAAGAAGATCCTTTTGACTGGGATAAGTAAACGATTTCTACCACGACATTGAAACAGGTCGACCTATTAAAAGGAGAGAGTGATGTTGTTGGTAGAATCCTCGAGCGAGTAACTAAAGCTATGAATGACCTGAACTTTGCTTTGGTTACTCCTCGCCTTTTTATTATAACTAAACCGGGAATAATATTCCCATCTTTTTTGGAGAAAAGAAATGCTGATAGACAAAAGAGAGGCCAACAACCTCGTTAATGTAATGGAATCTTTGTTAAATTCTTTGGACAAAACATTTGATAGTTTGCCAACTGACATCGACCAGAAAGTGAAAGATGCTAAACTAACTTTATTAAATGTGGAAAGAAAAAATGATAGAAAAAGAAAATTTATTAGATTCTTTAGATAAAAAAACTTGTGAACAAGTGATGCACGATTTACATATGTGCATTGATGATTGGTCTAGACAAGATCTAGATACCAAAGCAGCTGTAGTTACTCTTGCAAGATTCTGTGTTGAATTATCTTTTAAATTTTCACACACACCTTATGATGCTATGCAATTACTATCCACGGTAGTAATGGATAACATCGAATCTTATGAGCATGAAGAGTTAATGCAGCTTTTGATACAACCCCGTGATCAAAAGAAAGAGATTCATTGAAGCTTAGATACTACCAACGCAACGCTATAGATGCTCTTCACTCTTGGTTTGATACCAGGCCTGAAGACCCAACGCTTATTGCCTTACCAACAGCCGCTGGTAAAACCATTATATTTTCACACTTCATTAAAGAAGTCTTTAACAAAAACCCCAAGGCCAGGTTTCTTATCATGGCTCATAGAAAAGAGTTGGTTGCCCAAGCTGAAAACAAACTAAAGTCTGTGTGGCCAGATGCCCCGGTGGGTGTGCTCGCTGCTGGTATGAAACGCTTTCAACACAATGCACAAATTCTTGTTGCCAGTCGTGATACCTTGGCCTCGCCCAAGAGATTAGAAAAGGTTGGCAAGTTTGACTACATGATTATCGATGAAGCACACAACGTGCCACCTAGTTCTTTGACTCGATACAAGAAAATAATTGACACCCTATCAGAACGCCAGGCCATGAAAGTTATGGGTTGTACTGCTACGCCCTATCGCATGGGTCAGGGTTATATCTATGGCAAGCGTAAGGATCATTTCTTTAAGGGTCTTGCCTACAGTGTATCGATACCAGAGTTAATACAAGCAGGTTATCTGTGCCGATTGTCTGCCTTTGCTGTCAACGACAATGCCATCATTGATGCTAGCAAAGTTAGTTTGAAGTTTAAGAATGGAGACTTCCGGGAAAAAGAATTAGAAGACATAGCCATGGTAGATGAAACCATTATTGAGGTTATTAACGACTGGATAGATAACGCTTACACCAAAGGCAGAACAGCTTCTGTTTTCTTTTGCGTGTCAGTGCTACATGCAACCAAGATGACTCAGTACTTACAGCAATACAATATTAAGGCTGAACTTATTACAGGTGAGACACCTAACGATAAGCGAGACCAAATACTGCGAGACTTTGAAGATGGCAAGATCCATGCGCTGTGCAACGTTGGTGTGCTGACTGAAGGTTGGGACGCTCCAAGAACAGATTGCATAGCTTTACTAAGGCCAACACAAAGCATTGGCTTGTATGTGCAGATGTGTGGTCGTGGCATGCGACTGCATGATGACAAAGACAATTGTTTGCTGCTTGACTACGGTGAGAACGTAGCTAGGCATGGCTGTCTAGATGAGGTAGAGCCTGACGAAAGTCTTCCCGGAAGATACAAGCCTAAGATTTGTGCAAGCTGTAATGCTATCAACTCACCCTCTGCTAAAGAATGCATTGAGTGCGGCCAAGTGTTTGAGTCAACACAATCAAAAGTTCTCTGGACCAAGAAGGAAAGAGAAGTAGCAAGGCGTACCAAGGCTGAGAGACAGGCTGTCTTATCAGATGAAAAGAAAGCATCGCCTCCTAAAAACAAACCCATCACAGATATCTTTGCCTCAGTGGTTAAGTCCAAAAATGGCAGTGAGTATTGTCAAGTAGTCTTTACAGTTAAGGATGAGTTCTTTCCTAAGAAGATGCCACTAATGTTTGGCCATCCCACTGCACACAACATGGCGGTGCGTAAGTGGAAGAAGATCACTACCAAGTGGGGATCACCAAGTCAACCGTGGATGGCCGCTGAATTAATTAACAGTGGTGCATTTGATACAATCTCTGAAATCATTGTGCAAAAGCAAGGTAAGTATGAGAACGTTGTTGGAATTAAAACTAAACAAAACGAAGATATAGATTTATGAAAGATATAAATCATTTACTAGACGATGTTGAACTGCAACAAGAGAAGCGTCAAAGATTTTACTTAGGCATGAGTCAGATAGGTAATCCGAATCAACGTTTGTTATGGATGCGTTATCGCTGGCTTATGCCTGATGATATGCCTGCTAGAGTTTTAAGGCTTCTTGATCTAGGCAACGTAGTTGAAGATGATCTTATCAAGAAACTTAGAAAGATTCCCGGTGCTCAGATATTTGATCTTGCTTCTAATGGTAAACAGTTTGAGACAGAGGCACTGGGAGGCCACGTCAAAGGACACATCGATGGCGTAGGGCAAAACTTTCCGGGGATTGATACCAAAGATCCATTCTTGCTAGAGTTCAAGACAGCCAACGACAATCGCTTCAACAACCTAATAAAGCTTGGTAGTTATTGTGAGTGGTCAGAAGAGTATGCTGCCCAGTTACATTTATACATGGGCTTGTTTAAGTTTACTCAATGCATTGCAATTGTTTATAACAAAAATAACTCAGACTTATATACTGAAATAATTCAGTATGATAGTAGTGCTTTTGATTCTTTGATAGAGAAAGCAAAAAGTATTTTACTAGCAGAGATCCCACCAGATAACTACATACCAGAAACAGATTACAGAATCAAAAGTTATATGACACCAGGCCAACAAGCCTGTTACCTAAGTAGAGCACTGCCACCTAAAATACATTGCAGATCTTGTAGGTTTGCTAAGGTTGACATTGAGAAAGGAGATGCTCATTGGCATTGCACTCAGCACGATAGAAAGATTAGCGAGGACAGACAAACCAAGGGTTGTTCAAGACATAACTTTATACCTGAGTTGATACCAGCTCATGTCATGGAAAAGGATGACGATATGGTTTTGTATGAGAAGGACAAGATTAGATTTGTTAACGTGGCTGAGAACCTTAACGCGCCGGGCGAAAACTTTTTTTCTAGCAAAGAGTTAATTGAAGTTGTAAACAGTGGGTTTCCACAAGAGATCTTGGAGACTTGCGATAAAGTTAAAAATTTATTTAATGGTGCATCTATTACACAAATTAGGCCATGGATTGAAACCAGGCCATCAACTTAATGCAAATCAAACTACCTTTGGATGTTTACTATTCAAAGAAAAAAAAATTTATTCTGAACTTAAACAACTACAGGAACGCACACTACAGAGTTTTATCTACAGCAAAAAAAATATACTCAGAAGATCTTGTAGAAAAGATACAAGACTTACCTAAATTTATTGAGCCAGTTAGATTAACATACACCTACTATGCTAGAAGCAACAGAAGACTTGACATAAGCAATCCATGTTCAGTCATAGATAAGTTTGCTTGTGATGCTTTGGTTAAAGCCGGGATCATACAAGACGATGACTTCAAACAAGTAAAAGAAGTGGTCTATAAGTTTGGTGGAGTAGACAAAGACGATCCAAGATGTGAGCTGGTGATTGATATATTCTAGGGTGTGCCTAGTATTTTGTTTATTTCTTCTTCTCTTAATACATCCGCTGCTCTTCTAACTGGCGGAGCAACTGATTGCTTGCGTGGATCTTCGAATTGTCCTTGAAGGCTCTGCCCTGTTAAATCTAATCTAGCGCCTAAAAGTTCTGAAACAGGAACATCTTGAGCAGCTTTAATTTCTGTCCCTCTTCTAGCAAAAGATAAAACATCTGGATCTATTTCGCTAGGTTTAAATATTCCCATCATAACCTTATCTCTGTTTGCTACTTTTGCAACTTTTAACTGTTGTTTAATTTCATAATCTGAAAGACCCAGTGTTCTTGCATCTTCAATTGCGGTATAAAGATCTCTTAATGAATTATATCTATTTTTGTTCGTATTAATATAACCCTTTATAAAAGCCTCTGAGTCTCTTTCACTATTTGATCTAAGAAGTCTATTAAACTCATTGGTTGTTTCTCTAATAGCTCTTTTAGATTCTGCTGCTTTATAATACAAAGATTTTTTTAACTGCGGCCTTACAGTTTTAACCCCAGTAAAAGCTGCTGTTAAAGTTTCAGCTACATCAATTGGTCTTCCTTTTGGACTAATTAAATCTTTTTCTCCTGTTGCAAGAGACGCTACAGCAGTAATAAAATCTTTTTGAACAAGTTGAGTACCTTCTGCATCTTTTTGAATTGTAACAGGCAGTGCTGTTGGGGCTATCGCATTAAAAACATGTATAGCTTGTTTAAGGCTTTTGTCTCCAAGTGTATCTGATTCGTTGTAAATAATTTTACCAGTATCTGTTCTTCCTTGCCTTGCTTCTAAAACAGCGTTAAAACCAAGACTTGGGGCCACAAATGGATCTGCCATTTCTCCTATTGCATCTGTTGTCGCATTGGCCGCTATATTCATAAGACTGGCTTCATTTCTATTACCTTCTGAAACAGCATTTAAGACAGCTTTAACTGGTCTTTGCAAAAAATCATAAGGATTGGTATAACTATAATTAATAAATCCTGTAATGTTTCCAGCAGCATCTGTTTCTGTTGGTATCATGGTCGCTGTTTTTTCCCAGGGTGCAGCAAAAGATCTTTTGTATGCATCTATTTGCTCTTGATCTGATCCTGTTAAAGCTTTTCCAGCTGCTACTAAGCCTGTTGGTAATCCAACTGTTGTAGTCAAGGCTGCTGTTAATCTTCTTATTCCTATTTTTTGTAACTCAGGATTGGTGCTCGCTAATTCCTTAATAGATCTTTGCAAAGTGTTGCCCATGTTTCTAAATATTTCAGCAGGGAAAGCAGTAAAGTTACCTATAAGAGGAATAAACTTTAATGTTTTTACTATTTCTGGAACTCTAGAATAAGTTGGAGTTACATTTAAGGCTATGTCAGCACCCTCACCTTTAATAAATTTTTCTACTACATCGTCTCCAGCGGCTTTTAATTTTCCAACATTAACAACAGCTTCTCTTCCACTAGGTCCAATTTCAATTAAATTTCTAATTGTTGGATCAGTAATGTTTTTAACAGCAAGAACTGGAATTACAGCATCGTCTGTTGAATTGGCAATTGCATTTGAAAGTTTGTATTGTTCGCCATTCCAATTAACCCATCTAGCAGCGTTATCAGATCCAGTGTAAGTTCTTTCAATTGGCTTTAAAAAATTGTTTCTAAATTTTTGTAATTGACTTGTTACTCCTTTTGTTTTTAATTTTTTCATTAGGGCAACATCTTGTACAGCATAAGTACCTACATCAGCAATTTCTTGTAATTGAAATCCTCTTCCTACATTAATCTTATAATCTCTAGATTCTTTAATTTCTTTTTGATATTTTGTTTTTGCTCTTGGATCAAATACACCAGCAAAAGATTTTTTAAAAGCATCAACAAAACTTCCAGAAGGCCCAAGATTACCATTCATCATTGCCATAATTGGCACGCTGGTATTGTTTCTTATATGAGCGCCAATGGATAATAAAGTTTTGTTATATTGCCCTACGGTTTTTAAAGCCAGCAATCCCTTATAAGCGTTTTGTAAAATATCTGGCACACCTTTTTTAAAATTAAAAGCTGTTTCTCCTAATGCTTTAACAAAAACTTCTGGCGCATACATATCTTGTAGAACTCCTGACTCAGGTCCAAATTTTTGATAGTTAACGCCATTAACTTCAACGCTATCAAGAAGTTTTGTTTTTTTCCCTTGGCTAGATAAATCTTTTGTATTTATATTTGCAGCCTCTAGTTCACCGGGTGTTTTTAAAAATGTTGTTGTGCCTCTTTTTTTTGCTGTGTCATTGAGTATTTTTATTTCATCAAAAGCTTTAATATCTCCTACTAGAGTTGCAATTTTAGACATGGTTGCAGTAGAAGCAAAAGCTTCATCTTCTAGGGCTTGCTTCCATTCAGATCCTTTTTTGTAATTTAAAGGAGTAATTTCTCCTAATGCTTCTCTAATTTCTGGAAGGCTTTTTAATTTTTTTCCTTTTAATAATCCGCTTTTAATATTATTTACATAAAGCTCTGGAGTTTTTTCTCCACCAGCTCCCTTATAATTTTCAGGATCTGCTATTTGTTTAAAGATTTGTTTTGCTTGAGATACGCCAATATCAGTTTTTGGTAATTCAAAAACATCTACTATTTTATCAATAGCTCTTTTATATACATCAGGAGCTGGTTGAAATCCCGGGTCAAGAATCTGTCTATACAAGGTTGTTCCATATTTTCCAATGTTATCTTGTAGTGCTTTTTTAAAACCTTCATCTAACGTCATACCTGGAATAGAGTCTTTGCCAACAATTAAATCTGATAACAACTGTTGTTCTAAAGAAAATAGTTCTTTGTTTTTAGTTAAAATAGAAGATAAATAATTGTCAGAATCTACACCTAATTCTTTATAATCAATTTTATTTCCAGAGCCTTCATAAGTTTTTATTTTTTTAAGAGCTTCATTTTGAATTTGAGTCATTTTAGCTTTCTTTGCATCGCCTATAAGAGCTGGAAAATCTCTTTCAACAACAGTTAGTGGGGTTCTATATGCTGTAATAGATTTAACTAAATCTAAAGCATCATCAGCATTTAATTTTCCACCATAATTAAAAGCACCTACAATTGTTTTTTGAATTTTATCCATGTTGTCACCAACAGCTAAAGTAAGATCTGAGGCATAAGATTTTTGTGCCTGAGTGACGTCCATAATTGCTCTATTATTTTTTGCAGTTTGCTCATAGGTTCCACCATAAGTAAAGTTTCTTCTTAGCCAGTCCCATGAACCTTTGTTTGCTTTTTCAGCTGCTGCCACTGCTCCAAATTTATTATCTAAACCCATAGCTAAAGCATTAAAATAAGGCGCAGCTAAATCTAGCCCACCCCCAGCAAGTTTTACAGCTCCACCTAATACTTTTGGAGCGCCATAAACAAATGCAGAAGTTTCAGCAAAAACTTGCAATCTTTCTTTAAGTCTAGCTGCTGCTGCTTCTCTGCCTGCAAGATTTTTAATTCTTTCTTCATCGTTTTCTTTATCAAACATGTCTGAAAAAGTATCAATATTATCTGTTGCTACTGCAGCATCTACTGCGCCCACAGCTAATACTTGTTTTGCTTTGCTTAAACCAGATAAAGCTTTTACTGTACCAAGACCAGGCACACCAAACTGAACTAACATTTCTACTGTTTTACCAGCTGTTCCTTCTACTTCTGGTTTAACAGAATCAAAAAATTCATTAACGTTATCAGTTACTTCTGTATTAAATAAAAGATCAACAAAAGTTGTGGGTATTGTTGAAGCACCTTGAACAGCTCCAATAAGGCCAGCGGGTACTGCCTTACCTATGTTTCCTAAAGTAGATCCTTCTGGAGAAAGTTTTTGTTTGGTTATTTGTGATATTTGATTTTGTATTTCATTGGGATCATCGCTATCAATGAAATAATTAGTTCCGTCCGGTAAGGTTACCGTAGGCATTAGATTACTCCTTCAACTTGAGCTATAACTTTTGCTAAAGCTGCTGAGTCTCCACCTTCTTTTTCAAACATTTCATACAAAGTAAAAGCATTTAATGGTTCTGGTTTTCCTATAGCTTGAGATCCTTTTCTAAGCACAGGTTTTTTACTGCCAGCTTTTTTGTACAGAGATTCTTTTATTTCTCCTTCAATTAATTTTGCTGCGTTTTGCAATTCTTCAAAAGTTTGCGGCTTTGTTGCTTTTTGAAAGCCTTTATAAGCTTCTAACAATTCTGGGTTTTCACTGACTGCTTCTATTAATTTAATCTGATCAGGAACTTCTCCCTCTTGTCTTGCTTGTTCTGCCATAACACCGCCAGCAAAATCAGCAAAACCACTTCTTTCAACAATACCTTCTGTTGGTGTCATCATGGCTACAAAGCCAGCCATCATTTGTTGTGCAAACTCTGGATCTTTACTAAGTTTATCAGTGTAGCTTCCGGGGAAAGATGCAACATAATCCATGAAAGTAGGCTTATCTCTTCCAGCTTCTTGAGCTCGAGCCATTGATCTAGCGTAATGAATATCTTTTAATGACTCTCCATCTAAAACATCTTTGTCTCCACCTCCATCAGCTCCTCCTGTTGGTGGAATTATGGGTGGTTTATCAGGTAAAAGAGCAGATACTCCCATTGCAAGAGGAGTTCCATAAAGAGCTGTTCTAGCAGCTACTCTTTTGGGGTTTTGCATTGCAGGAATTTTACCAAGAATTTCTTTACCTTTGCCTGCTAAATAAGCTACTTCTGGCGGTATAAAAGAGTCACCTTCAGGAGCGTCTTTAGATATAGCTGTTTCTTTTTCTTTGTCTGTTTTCTTTTTAGTTTTTGTTTTCTTTTTTGGTTTTAATCTGTTTGCTAATCCTTTTATACCAGCTTTAAGAGCAGCTACTCTTCCGCCATCTGCAAGTTGAGCTATGCCACCATCGGCCATTCTCATTACGCCTGGAGCTTCAAAAGGATTTTGTCTAATAAACTGTCCGCCTGTCATTTGTGGAGTATCTCCAGGAGATGTGCCTAGTTGACTAGCAAACTCTGCAAATGCTGCTAGTCCTTTCATTTTGTCAAAAGACTTTTCTTCATCTGGTTTTTCTTCTTCTTCGTTAGCATTTACTATTTCAAGATCTTCTGCTGCATCATCTAAAGCGTCATTGGCAAATATATCTTTTGCAATGTCTTGCATTTCTGGGTCTAAAGCTATGTCTGCTGCTATAGCTCCAGTTGCTATGCCTCTTGTGTATGGATTATTGGCCTTGGATACAATGTCTGCTCCTTTTTTTATTTTTCTTAATTTGTTTCCTGTGTTTAATGCTTTTATACCACCAGCAATCATTCCTGCGCCGGGCACTGCTAAAAGATAATCTAAAGGATTAGATGGATCAAAAATTAAACCATCTTTACCAAACATTTTGTATCCTTCTCCATCAGCTGAAACTTCGTTTGTATAGCCACTAGCACCAGACATATCATCAACTTGTTGTTTTTGCGATATGGCTTGCATGATTTCTTCATCGCTCATGCCAAAAGGTTGAACGCCTAGCTGTAAAGCTTTTTGTACTAGATCGCCATTAGCATATCCTCTTGGCTCTAGCCCTGACATGATTCCGTACATTATAATATCTTCCCGTAATCTACAGCGTAGTAGCCATTATCAATTACTTTAACTGCATCTGGTCTAACCTCTAAAACTTCTTGCGCTAATACACCTTCTGTTGGTTCTGAGTCAACATGAAGTTCTTTAGCTTTGTCATTCCAATCCCATGTATACCAACCAACGCCTGGTTCTAGCTCGCCAACTTTTTTAATGTTTGTTTTTAAATCAACATCAGATTGAGCTCCAAAGTAAGCACCAGCTGCAGTACCAGCTGCTCCAAGTAATTGAGAGAATGCGCTAGGCTTCTGATAACTTTGTGGCTGATAAGCACTTCCCTGTGTGCCACCGCTAATTTGACCTGTCGGCATACCAGCAAGTAACTGTTGGCCTTGCAATAATCTTTGCATTGGCTCGCCTGCAAGTTGTTGCGCTCCAGCAAACTGTCTTGATAGAGCTGCTTGCTGAGTAGCCTGACCCTGCTGACCAAGTTGGTTCAGCATGTTAACTTGGCTACCTAGTTGACTTTGAGATTGCTGACCTAGTCCTGCAAGCCCACCGCCAATCTGTCCAAACTGGCCACTTAATCCTGCGCTTAATTGCCCAAGCCCACCAAGAGCCTGGCCTAGTTGTGCTTGTTGGCCGCCAATACCTGCTTGCATAGAGGCAAGTCCTTGTTGAGCGCCACGCTGTTGTTCAAATGCTTGTTGTGCTTGATTTTGAGCTTGGCCAAAACCAGCGCTTCTGATGCCAGAAACAGCTTCTGCTGCTCCACGTCCAGTTTGTCGGGCAAGTTCCTCTTGGGTAATTCTTCCTCTAGACCCACCAAATGCGCCGGCTGATACAGCCTGATCCCTAAGACCTATGTCTGCTTGAGCTGATTGTCTGCCTATGTCTTCTAGTGTTTGTTGAACAACTTGATCTTCATATGGATTAAAAAAGTTTTGAGCCATAGAAGGATCATAAATACCTGTAGTCCCTCTTGCTGTTTCTTCAGCTCTTTGTAGTGCACCAAGACCACCAGTAACAGCATCACGAGCACCCGGCAAAAATCCAAAAGCTTCGTCTAAACCTCTTTCTTGTCTGCCAAAAAGCCTGCCAGCTTCTGTAAGATAGGGTTGGTATTCACCAAGTCTACCTGCTTGTTGTCGAGCTTGAATTTGTAATGGAGTAAGGCCAGCAGTTTGCTCAATCGGAATATCTCTAGGTCTAGATATAAGACCTTCGTATTCACCTGGCGAGCCAAAGTAAGATGATAGTAATCTTCGTGAATAGTCTTCTGCGTATGGTTGAACAAAAGAATAACCGGTCTGAGGCGCAGTGATAACCTGTGCTTCTGGACCCATTTTTGTTTTACTACTTAGACACATCTTTTATTTATTTCC